TGCTCTTGAACCACCTGAGCAGGTGTCTTAGGGGCTTCTACTTCTGTAGGACTAGGGCTAGGGGAAGGGCTAGGTGTATTCTCTGCGGACTCCTCAGCTTTAACCTGCTCTTTGGTTTTAACCACCTCCCCAGGTGTTAGCATGGCTAATTTTGAGTCCGTGTTCCCAAACCCAGGTACTTTTCCACCATCGTTCATCATTAGTGGTTTTGGCCCATCATCAGCCTTAACCACATTGTTTGAAACCTCAGTTAAGTATCTTTCAAAACTTTCAGGAGATGGGCTATTAGGATCTTTCTTATGATTAATTTTTAATTGATCTATTACACCTTGGAATCCTTGGACTTGAATAGGTGGTTTTTTTTGAGAACTCCCCCACTTCAACAAGGTTTTAGCATCCCCCTCAAAAGTCTTTCCCGTATCCCGGTAATAAGCTGACTTTAGGCCAGCTATGTGTGCTCCTACTTCAATAGGGTTTGAGTAGTAGTTGCTGCCTTCTGATTGTCTGTTATCTGGGCTATTTTTTTGTAGTGACGCAGGGCCTTCAGATACTTGCCCTTCTTGAGATGTTACATTTTGTAATCCGTGGAAAAGTTCGTGTTGTAAAAGGTGGGGAACTTTGGCTACAGCGGGTTCCACAAAAACACCTGTGCCATCCCCAGGGGCAAATCCACCTACTTGTGAGTTTTTGTTACTCCCGTCTGTTACCGTTATATTCTGACTTTCTGTTAGTTTTCTGAAGTTTGGCATGTGTCTGTAGAAGCGATCCCATATTCGCATATCTGCGCTAGGATTTTTCTTTGTTTCGTTCATACTTATCTGTGCTTTGTTAAGCTTACCTTGCATTTCTTCCACAGGCATATTTTGGTAGGCGTTCTGAAGTGCTGTTGCATAGCTAGATGTCCCTGTTGATCGCACATTGCCAATATCAAAATTCGGATTCCGTGTAATATTTTCGTTGTATTTTCGTCTTTGATAATTGAACATGTCCTCAGTTGCTTGCTTTTTTGCACCGTCCACCGTTTTAAAATCTTTTGATTCTGGCGGGTATGGCACAACATCTGATGGGTATGTATGTTCACTTTTTTCCCCTTGTGTAGGGGGCGCAGGGCTAGATGGAACATTTAAGCCTAGGGGATTATCCCTAGGCTTATTGTGATCAATCGGAGTCAATTTAAAGGGTTCAGGCATGACATACCTCTTAATCAAAAGCTGGTAGTGCTGAGAAGTCGAACACGGTTGGGTCTGTGGAGTACAGGCGCAACACATAATCACCTAGCAACATACCCGCATTTGCACCACCCACCCCGGTAGCTCCAGGCTTCACCACACTAGCGTGTGCCTCAATACCCAGTGCAACCTTTTTGTTGTTGGTTCCTAGTGAACCATTTCCACCTGAGCTAGACTTTGCGCCCTGTGCATAGGAGAAGCTGCTAGGGAACACGGATGGGAAGAAGTAACCCTTGGGGATCAGTGGATCTATTGGGGTTGCGGTCATTCCAAATTCAAACATTAAGGCTAGCCAATAACCTGAGTTAGCTACAGAGGAGTGCGAGTACTCAGAGAGTGAACCAATCTGACCACTGTCTGTAATACCAGGCTGATGTGCCAAACCATGTCGTTTTGCCCTAGAGTTAGCATTCCCAACAAAGTTGAGTACATTAGCATCGTTGAACCTACTCAACAGGATATTCAGCTTAGAGGACATACCCTTGAAGATTAGGTCTATGGGTGCACTACCTGCAATGTCGTTGTTAATGTCACCCCACTTAAACTCTGTTTCAAAGTCTGGAGACTTCTCACAGGTGCCTAGGTAGAGGCCTTCTGCGGGTAGACTGAGTTTGTGCCCAACATACACATGCGCTGGTCCTGTTACATGAATTTTAGCTGGCATAGTTAGTTCACCTTTGCTTTAAGGATGGAGGATACGACCTTGATATGTTTGTACAATTCAAACTCACGGATAGCTATTGGCCCCAATGTTCCATTAGAGTCCGCATTAGTGGTACTCATGTACATTTTGGGGATACACTTGAACTCAATTTCCAAGGTACGCGCCCTTGTTCCCATCTCTGAAAGGTTTTCCTTAACAGGTACCACAGAGTTAAAGTGAATACCTTCTGGGTGGGAGGTTGTGCTAGTTGGTGCCGTACTAGACGCTACGAATCCTTGGTGGAAGGGGAAGTAGAACAAGACATCAAAGTCGAACTGCATACCCTGTGCAAGTGCTCCCATCTGCCCACGGGTGATTTCACCACGGTTTAAACCACTACCGTACAAACCTACTGCAATCTTTGCATATACCGACTCATCATATCTGTTGAGCATTGTTTTGATAGAACCTATCTGACCTTGGTGCGCGAAGGATATCGGGGTATCACCACCGATATCATTAAGCACATCCTCCTTTAGTGTTTCAATAGAGATCTCAGGACTTTTTTGACATGTTCCCAAGTACTCCAAAGAATCTAAGGAAGCTAGTAAATCGGGTTCAATCCTACCAATGAAAATATGGGCTGGTCCCGTTGTTAGTATCTGTGCCATGTTAACTCCTTGGGTTAAATAGTTCGTTCGCTGTTGACTGGCGCATACCGAAGTATCTGTCTAGTTCGTTGGAGAACAGTGATATCTTTCGGCTAACCTGCGCTTGTTGTGGAAGTAAAGCCTGTTCATTTTTCTCAATGTCAAAAACACGATCACCGTTTCTAAACTGCTCTAGCGCAGCTTCTGATTCTTTTGCCCTAGATGTCATTGCGTCTAAGTCAGCACCACCGTACCCTCTGCGTGATATCAGTAGCCCGTACGCTATGTCACAACAAATTCTGTTGAGGTAGGCCTTAGAGTCTGGTGCCATGTCTCGTAGGTCGGCAAGTAGATATCTCTCACCTGCAAGGATTGCACAATTGATCATACCCGAAGCGTCAGAAAGGGCGGTCTGTACGACCACCCCCGCTAAACCATTTCCAGTTAGTTCGGCCTCCGTAGCCCGTTGATCAGTGTCTAGCACTAGATCCCCAATTCTACGGAGGTCATACCTAGCCAGTAAATCAAGCACCGTTGCGTGTGCCATTACGACACCACATTGGTGAACTTGAACGCAGTGATAGGTGCAACAACTTCAATACCGTAGTCTTCTACGATACGAGCATTGATGCGCCTGTTGTCTGGATCGTCCTTCTGTTCAACAGTCATTTCTTCGTATGCGAACAGGTGCACGGTGGAGAATGAAGGCGAACCTTCAAACCCAACTAGATCACCTGGTCGTGCAAGAATCCATGCCTCGTTGTCGCCCAACACATAGTCGGTTGCTCTGGTAGCACCCTTCTTGTTGGATACTTTTACAACATCTTCGATGATGATGTCATAACCGTACAACTTGTCAGGTAAACCATATTTACCATTCATGCTGTCGGAGTCTCCACGGATCTGAGCAAGTGCCACTGGGGACTCTTTCAGGTAGGTGTGGAGTTCTTTGGAACGGCTAAGTGCATCAGCAACGGTTGGGTTGATGATCATGCACATTTCTTTAGGACCACAAGCACCCAGGGTGTCCTTGTTGATCTTTCTAGCCACTGCATTGAGTGCCTGTTTGATAACAGGCCCTTTAGATGTGCCTTGGTTAGTGTCACCGGAGTCACCACCTATTAGAGCGGTACCACCTGTGTAGGCGTTAGAAGCAGCAATACAGCTAATGGTGGAGATATCATTGATACCTGAACCAACTGCGCCCTGCAATTTATCCCAGACTTTAACAACTCGCGCTGTCATAGCCTGTTGAGCATTGATTGCGCTGTAGGAAGCTACGATCTTCCAATCAGCCTGATCAACTGCTTTATAGCCCAGCCTGAATGGGAACACATACCGTTGGGTATTGAAGTTCAGCCACTCAAACTTTTCATTATTCCACTCCCCGTGTGGAGCATCATTACCGTCATGCCATACATGATCTTTAAGATCACTGTAAGCAACACGACCAGCTTGTTCTGCATTAAGTTTCAGGTAGTAGCCTGAAGACTTTTTAACAGGGGTGATGGTGATATACTTGTTCAACGCAAAGTCTTTAGGATTGCGACTGAACGATACCACAAGTTGACCAGTAGCGTCAAAGCTTGGGATATATGTGTTTGTTCCTGATGGAAACTGGGCATTACCCGATACGAAATCTGCCATGATGTTTATCCTTAATTAGTTAATTTGTTAAGCAACAACCACAACATGTGGGTTGACTTGGATAAGAACCTTTTCACCTGCATTAACGGTGTTGAGTGCGGTACCACCTACATTGTAAGTACCAGCAGTAACCCCAATGTTGATAGCTTTGCCATCAGCATCGGACTTAACCTTAGTACCTGCGGTAACACCACCAGTACCTGCTACGATCATGCAAACATCGCCTAGGCCAAACACCTTAAGTGTTTTGCCCACACTAGCTGCTACACCACTCTCCGTGCCACCCAACAGGGTTGCAAGGTTAGGTGGTGCAAATGTGCCTTCTTGGGACACACCGATGATGGACTGGGTGGAAGCGGAACACTGTGAAATAGTGAACTCGCCTGTGATTCGCACGAAACGCGCAGGGAAAATATCTCCACCTGCAATAAAAGCTGGATTGTACAAAGGCATGAATTAATCTCCTAGTTAAAGTACTTTTTCGGCATTCATTTTACCGAGTGCTTCTTGGTATGAAATGCCATTAGCAGTTGCGTATTCAATAGCACTTGCCACTTCGTCCTTGGTTCGCCCACGAGGTCCACCTGAACGGGATTCTTGATAGTATGAGCTTCTTGCACCGAGTGGTGCACGCTGGTAACGCTTACGAATAATCTGGAGATGGGAACGGTAGGTTGTTTCTGGGAGTGATTGCACAAGTGCAAGCTCTTCACCACGATCCAACATATACCCTTCTGCTTCCAACTCAATTAGGTCCTTTTCGCGTTCTGCACGCTGGAACTTAATTTTGATAGTACGGATCTCCTTTTGAAGGAGTTGGTTTTCCTGTTCCACCCTGGAGAGTTTAATCCTGTCATACTTTCCACTACGGGATTGTCTGATAGGTTCTTCTTCTTCGGTGGATTCTTCTGGCATAGGTTCTTCACCACCCTCTTCAGGCATTGGAGGTTGTTCACCACCCATGCTAGGGTCTTCCATGCCTTGCTCAGGCATAGGAGGTTGTTCACCGGGCATTCCTTCAGGAGGCATACCACCTTCTTCAGGTGCACCTTCTGCACCACCCTGTTGAGAGAGTTGGGTAAGAAATTGCCAAACATCCGTTTGTTGGAGTCCTGCTAAAACGCCTTCAATAATTCCTTGTTGATCATTCATTCCTATAGTCCTTTGATATTTTTTAACCCCGCCCTTAGATAAGCGGAGTAGGCCTAAGTCTCGTTCTGGAGTAGTTGCACCGAGCAAACTAATCGGGTCTATTTTGTAATCCGATAACCACAGTTCAATGGATCTCCTTGGGAAACCTCGAACCTTATCAGCAGCATGTTTGAAGAACTTGAAAGTTGCTGTGATGCACTTTCTACCAGTCTTGAAGAAGGGTTCCACCTTTAGGTTGGTTGCGTAACCAACTATCTCAGGCTGATCATCCTCACTAGCATCGTCCTTGGTGTGACCTATGACGAGTGGTATCTCATCACCAGTACTACCCATGCGCTTATTGTTGACACGAACTATCTCAGATAGCTTCTTCTGGTCGAGCCTAATCACCACATTCCCCTTACCATCCTTAAGCTCATGCTCGTCCAGAATTGGTACATGGTGTTTTACAATCATCTCATTGTCTTCCATTAAACTCCTCGCAGTTTTTTAATCATATGTGTTAGGTTGGAGTCTTTTTCGAAGCGTTTTACACCATCGTCCTTAGGTGCAAACTGTCCCCCGTTGTACTGCGCTCCCCTGAAGTTCACACCGTGTTTACCTGCACGGTATTGGTCCTTAGCGTGTGCGGACTTCTTAGCAAACTTCTGTGGTTGTGGTGTTCTCATTTTGTCCCAAACCTTTCCTGCTTTGTTGTACTCCTTCTCTGCTGCCTTTGAGAAGGCGCGCAGTGAAGGTACTGCATGTTTTAGTTCTGCACTGATTGCTTCTAGGGAGAAGTAATCCCCATCCTTAGCATCTTCGATCAGGTGTTGAGCATGTTCTGGTATCAACTGTTGCACTTGCAAACTGTCTATTAGCTTCTTTAGCCCACTGCTCTGGAGTACGGTCCTAGCGTGCTCCTTGCAGTACATTTCTCTTCGGTTAGATTCACTCGTCATATCGTCATAGAGGCTAGGGTCATTACTTAGGCTGTTAACTGCGCCCTCTATGTCTTCCCACTTTGCATTTGGTACTA